GTTGGGCTTGCTGCTGAGTCTGGTGAGTTTCTGGAAATCGTTAAAAAGATGGTATTTCAGGGAAAGCCTTGGAACAACGATAACAGAGAGCATCTTATTATTGAGTTGGGTGATGTTATGTGGTATGTGGCACAAGCTTGTATGGCTTTGGACGTATCTTTCGACGATGTTGTGCGAGGTAATGTTAAGAAACTAGAGAAGAGATATCCTGGTGGAAAGTTTAGTGTAGAGAAATCAGAAGTAAGAGCAAAGGGGGATCGTTAATGCCATTAACAGGTCAAGTAGAAGAGTCTCTTAGAGAGGCTCAAGCATGTTTAAAGAATGCACTTGCATTTGCAGCACGTAATGAGAAACCATATATTAGTAAGCATATTGCTTCGTACTTATTTGATATAGATAATCTTATAGCAGTCAATGAGATGCTAGAAGTATTAGATGAGGAGTTAGAATCTAAATAGTTAAAACTATCTCATTGACTGATGGCACTGAAAGGACCATATCGCAGACTTGATATTAGACATAAGATTCCTGTTAAAAATTTACAAGCACAGATAGGTCAACAACCTACAGATAGTGATGTGCATAGACAAAGATGGGATGCTATCAATCGTGTTGCGTTTGAAGGTGAGAGAGAAATTTGGTGGATAGATGGACAAACTGCTCAGAGTCTTGCATGGCCTAATTTTGGGAAGACAGGGGTAAAGCAAATAGTTTTAAAGTGTTCTCAAAATGCTATTGATAATATTAAAGGATGGAGTAGAAGATCTACTCACATAAGAAATGTAGTTGATAATTCAAAACGTGATTCTATTACTATTATGTTTGATATTCAACCTGTAAAGTTTGAAGCAACAGGTAAAGTTATCACTCTTGGTGGTAAGAAAGTATCCGAAACTGCTATGACCAGAATGCAAGAAGCAGGTTCTGCATTCATATTTAAACAAAGTATTAAAGTAGGTAAAGATTTTAATAGTCCTGAAGCTATTAGAAAGGATTATAAGACGATGGAAGGTCTTAAACAAATATGGGAGAAAGAAGGTGTCCCTGATGTTGGAGGAGATTGGATTAGAAATTTTTATTTACAAAACAAAGAATTGTTGAATAGAACAACTAAAGGTTCTTTTGAAGAATTTAATCATACTGGTGGGTTCATGCAATGGGTTGGTACATTTGTAAAAGATGAGTTTATGATACCAAAGAAAGATAACTGGAACCCTGCTGATATATGGTTGATTAATAATCCTAAGAAACATATAGCTGATATTGAAAGACAAATCGTTGGTAGGAAAAGTGGTGGTAGCGTAAAGAAAGGAAGGTGGATGATAGATGCTAGGTTGGATGAATTTAATACTATAATGAGGAGGTTGTTCAAGACAAAACAAATATGGGGAATATCTTTAAAGAAGGTTAGTGGTGATAAGGCAATATGGGAAGAGGTTAACGTTGAAGATAAATTCTTTGCAGATATGTCTGTTAAGAAAATGACATTTGATAAGTTTATAATTAAGTTTGAACAGAAAACAACGAAAGATGATAGGGTTACTCTAGCATCTCAAGACACACGCTTTATTGTTAAACAAGGGGATAATGAATATGACTTTCAAATAAAATCTAATACTAGTACTAAGGAAGATAATCTTAAATATGAACCAACTGATAAAGGTGCTACTGCTGCTAGATTAGGTAAAGCAACTGCTGCATATGTTGAAGCTTTGTTGAAGGATTATAATGTAAAATTTAGAAAGAGTAATGCTGACTATCCAAATACAGCAGATAAATTTCGAGAAGAAGGAGATAAATGGAAGGCTAGACTAGAGAGAATTTTTAAGTCGAAGAATAGAAAATATATTGAGACCGATTTACAGGGAACTGATTTGGTTCAGCAAGCATATGATAATTTAATGATAACATTTCATGAGAAAAATCAGCCATGGGTTGCTCAATCTAAATTAATGCAACTTGAATGGATAGATGGGGTATTATCAATAAGTGATACTGGTGCTAAAAATAAGGATTCATTTGCTACTGATATGGTATTCCTTGCTAAGAAAGAAGGTCCAAGATATGGTCCATTTGCTAAGCTTTACTGATGTCTAAGAATACTCACTTAGAACATTTAGAAGATAGTATCATTTTGGATGGCCAAAGTGGTGCAAAGGATGCTTTCATATTTTTGGATGATCTTGCTAGGTCTTTTAGTGGCAAGTCAACTAGTAATTTTACAGTCACTACCAAATGGGATGGTGCTCCTGCTGTATTCTGTGGAAATTATCCAGGATCAAAGTCTTTCTTCGTTGGTACTAAGTCAGTCTTTAACGTAGATGCTAAAGTTAATTTTACACCTGCTGATATTAAAAGAAATCATGGTCATGCACCTGGATTAGTAGAGAAATTAGAAGCATCTCTAACATACTTACCAGCGTTAGGTATTAAAGGTATGGCACAGGGTGATCTTTTATTTACTAATGATAAAAAAACTGAGGTTATTGATGGTGTAAAGCATATTACTTTTAAACCTAACACCATTACATACGCTATACCAGAAGGTGATGAATTATATGAGAAAGCTAAGAAGGCAAAGTTGGGTGTTGTATTTCATACAACATATACTGGTGGTACTATGGGTACTATGAACGCTACTTTTGGATATGATGTATCTAAATTGAATAAGAGTAATGATGTGTTAGTTCTTAGTGCTGAAATAGGATCTCTTGGTAAGAATGTTTTACTAACAGAAGTAGAAAAGAATAAATTAATTAAATTAAAACAGAGTTCTAATAGATTACTTAGTAATGCTGGATCTTTTTTGGATGAGATTGCATCTCAGATAGAAGCAAAGGATCAATTAACTGTAGGACCAAGACTAAAGATATTTTTTAATAAGTATGTCAGAGAGGGTAAATCTGTTCCTGCTTCTGGTAAATTTGTCAAAGAATTTACTAGTTATTTTGAGGGAGAAGTAAAGAAAGCAGTAGATAAAGTTAAGACACCGAAAGCGAAAGCAACTAAGTTAGCAAAATTATATGCTGGTGTTCAATTTATAGAGGATAATATAAATGCTTTGAAGAGTACATCTGAGTTGTATAAGGTAATACAGTCAGCAAAAGAGATGTTTATTACTAAGTTGGAGACAGGAGAAAGGATAGGAACTTATCTTAGAACGGAAGATGGTTTGCAAGTTACATCACCAGAGGGTTATGTTGCTATTAAAATAGGTCAAGGGGCTACTAAGTTAGTTAATAGGTTGAAGTTCAGTCAGGCTAACTTTAAGAAGGATACTCTTCCGACTAAGAAATGGGTGGAAGGAAATGGATCGTAAACGTATTGTCTTTACATTTGGTAGGTTTAATCCACCAACTACAGGACACTTAAAACTTATAGAGGCAGTTGCTAAAGAAGCAGGTAGGGATGACTATGCTATAATACCAACTAGGTCTTTTGACAAAAAGAAGAACCCTTTGGAAATTGATACTAAAATAGAGTGGATGAAGAAGATGTTTCCTAAACATGCAAAGTATATTATATCTTCTAAAGATCTTAATATTATTATTAAAGTGATGCAGTCTTTTCAGGGACTAGTAAAAGACGGTAAGTACACTGATGTCTGTATGGTTGTTGGATCTGATAGAGTGCCTGGGTTTACTACGTTATTAAATAAGTATAACTTCGACATAAATGATCCTGATAAGACACCAATTGAATATGCTTTTAAAAGTATAGAAGTTAAGTCTGCTGGTGAAAGAGATCCTGATAATGATGATGATGTTTCTGGTATGTCTGCTAGTAAAATGAGAGAATATGTTAAAAATAAACAAACATCGAAATTTATGGATGCTGTGGATGCTTTATTAAACAGTGATGATGCGTTAGCATTATTCATGGATGTTAAAAAAGGAATGAAATTATGAAAGATTTTAAGAAACTACGTGAACAAGCACTACGACAGCACTACCGTAAGAAGGAAGTGTTTGTTGAGGGTGACTATGTAATGAATGCTAACACAGGACAGAAAGGTAAGATCCATAGGTCAGGTGTTAACTATGTTATTTGTGTCACTGAGGATGGTGATATGTTTCGTGCATGGGTAAAGGATATTAGAGCTATAAATAGAAATTGATAAGTAATAAAATGACGATGAAGTACCAAGATCCTGTTAATACTGTCCAGTTTGAGGATGAGTATGCAAAGAATCTCATGAAGATGTATGAGAATTGGATGGATGGAGACACTTTT